TCAATTCTCATAATTCCCTCTACATTCAACCACTGTATATAAACACAGTATACCTGTTAGAAAGAATATTCAAGGGGTGAATAGCACTTTTTGCAAAAGCTAGCATGTTGTTTCATATCAGATTTTAGGCGGTAAAACCCGCCCGTTACCGAGGAATCCCCAGCAATGGGTGGGTTGAATTGATGGGATTTTTTTAAGTTGCGATATCTTTGGCCTGACAAGGATGGATCTATAATACTTAACAACTATGGTTTGGGGTTTTTGTAATTCTACGAATTATGTTGTTTTTTAGCTTCAGCTTTCCATTCATCAAAGGCAGTGTCTTTGTTCATGGTGCTGATATTGACCTTACGGTCAATATCATATACACGCCACTCACCGTTAGGCCTCTCTTCGCATCTAACTAAGTATGAATTACCATTAACATCTATGCGTCTGTCTATTTGCATGAACATTTTCAATTTTTGAATCCTCTTTAATATGGTGTTTTTGCCATTTCAGTAGCTTACTATTGATGAAGCGTTATTATTCACACTTCATTAATGCAAGCATCTTTATGCTATGCTACTAATTTAGCAATTGATATTCACCTTTATCGCGTACACCTTTACCGGTTCATCACCAAAGTGCGGATGCGTTATTGTTTTCACTTCATAGCCACCATACGGGACGTCAATTCTACGGCTGGAATCGTCGCGCTTCGGATATCCCTTTGTGATAATCAGGCGGTCATACTCCCTGAACATAATTCGCTTATTCCAGTAGTCATTACACAGGCGATACTCTTCCGTTTTCTCTCCGCGAATCATGGCATCGAAGTATTCACCTTTGACGGCAAGTTGCAGGTTAGCCACGGTTAAACTCCTGCGGCGGTTCTGGTAGCGGCATCCAGTGGGTTACTTTTCCAGACATCATTTCACCGCCCCATTTATCGCCATTCCATGAGCAGTTCCACTGGTAATGGCTTTTCCCGAGGTCATTTTGTTCTTCGACATAGCACCAATAGCGCCCGATTTCATCCGGCATCCGCTCACTACAGCTTATCCAACCATCCGGAATTACCGGCGCTGACTGCTCTTTAATATGCAGTCGTGGCTCGCCGTCTTTCGGCTCAGGCCACTGGCGAGACTTATTTATCTCCAGCTTTTCTATCATCGCCCTGGTAATGAATTCGTCAGAAATACCCATACGCCTTTGAGCATCCCACAATAAAAACTGCATATCAGCCCATTCAAGCGGATCGGATGGGTCGGCAGCGGCCTCTAATGCTTCTTTCGAGAGGTGCTTCAGTGGTCCTACTGGACCGACATCGCCGAACGTCTTATCTGACCACTCGGCGTGCTCGCGGCGAATACGTTCGCGTTCCAGCGATGCAAGCGCACGCTTCAGCACAATAAGAATTTTGGCGTCGTCATCGTCGAGGCCAAACGGAATATCGTCGCGAGTGTTTTCAAATTCAGCGATGGTTTGCTGTAGCCATTCTTTGGTAATAGTGGTCATGGTTAATCCTTCACAAAAATAATCCAGTGGGTTTTGTCGTTCTTCCCGGTTCGCTGGCCAATAATTGGTTTTACGTCCGTCAGCGCCAGAATTTGGCTAACCGGAATCTGCGTTTCGTTCCATTTGAAAATGAGTACACCGTGTGGCCGCAATACACGGAACGCCTCTTTGAACCCGGCTCGCAGGTCAGAACGCCATGTTTTTTTGTTCAATCGCCCGTATTTTTTACCCATCCAGGCAGTTTGTCCGACACGTTCCAGATGCGGCGGGTCAAACACCACAACCGGAAACGACGAATCAGCAAACGGTAGCGCGCGAAAATCAGCAATGAGGTCAGGACTGATAACCAGACGGCGACCGTCGCACAATGTGTGTTCTTCGGCGCGGATATCGGCGAACACGGCGCGGGAATCCTGTTTGTTGAACCAGAACATGCGAGAGCCGCAGCACACGTCTAAAATGGTTTCTGCCATCTCATTCCACCTTCACACCAATGTCAGTGCGTGTGCTATATGCAGACATGCATTGCGCGAACCCGGATTGGTCATCTGTCTGCCCATAGCTGAACCCAGCTTTCAGGCCGTCACGGAATGCGCCATCCTGCAACCTGTCGGCAGTTTCAAGCTTCGCCTCCAGTTCTACTATGCGCTGGCGGAACTGGATAACGTCATCTGTCTGGTTGCGCCATAGCTCGCACGCCAACTCAATTTCATCTATCGCATTCTCGAAGCTAAACCAGTTGCTCCATTCTGGTGCCTGGCCCATAACGGCTTTGTAGGCATCGTTCAGGGCGGATTCCGCGTCATCGCGTTCGCTGATAAGCTGAGTCTCGCTGCGTTCGAGTTCTGCTATGCGCTTACTCCCATCAGCAATAACGCCCTCGTAATACTCACGCTGTTCAGCAATACGCTTCTCTGCAGCTTCCAGTTGCTCCCGCGCCTGTCGCATATCATCACGCAGCGCAAGTGCCACGGCCTCTATTGCGTCTTTTTCCCGTTGGAGCTGAAGATTCTCATCCAGCAGCGCCAGCACAACCTGCGGTGTAACCTTCACACGAAACGCAAGCAATTTCTGCGGCGTTGCTACTGTCTCTATTGCTACAGCCGCTTCACGCAGCGCCTGTTTGTCGATGTTGCTCATTGGGCGGACTCCTGTTAAATCAGACCGGCGTCTTTGCGTTGTTTGTATTTCGCCATTAACATCTCGGCTGGCGTTGGACCGCGATCCCGTGACGGCGCGGCTAAAGCGCGACGAACAGGCGGTATGGGTTTACCTGCAAGAACTCGCTTTTCCCACTCATGCAGAATGTCGCCAGCGGCCCGGATAAGTTCTTTTTCACTGAGTTGCCCTTCCATTCCCCGGCGGCGCAGCTCCAGGCAGACGTGGTAATACAGCGGATTTTTATCTCGCCATGGGAACTGCTCACTGGTCGGATAACGGAAAACAAGCTTCCGCCAACGCCAGTATTCGCCCATGATGTCGTCAACACTGACCCCGAGCGCTCCACTCCCCTCACGGCACCACGCTACAAACTGTCCCGGCGATGGCAGAAACGGACGTTCCTGACGGCGGGCGACACGCATTCCGGCAGCTACTTGTTCCATGGTGGTAATGCCATTCTCACGGAAAGCCAGAACCCACTGGCGCCGGATTTCGTTCATCTCGGCCTGGCTGCGATTAGCCGTGGTAGCAGGGAACGCGGCCATAAGCTGACTGAACACGTTGTTGATGACCTTAGCAACCTGCTCAACTTGCGGTTTATCGTCATGCTGTTCCGGCATGTTGTTGGCAATACGGCGCATCTGCTCACGGTCAAAATTAACCATCTGCGCAGCAATGTTTTTCATAGCTCCACTCCGTAAATCCAGTCAGTGTTATTCAGGTCAAGTTTTGGCTTAGAGGCAGTTGTGCCAGTCTGTTGCTTGTTGCGGTTGATATCGAGTTGAGTCCACTTTTCGCGGAGCTTTGCCGGGCTAATGACGTTGCCAGCCCAGAAGCTGTCATGGCACGCCCAGCGAAACAGCACGCACATGTCGCGATGTGTCCGTCCGTCACATTCACGCATCAGGCGTATATCGTTAGCCCATCCTGCCAGGTTAGGTTTTCTGGCTGATGGAGAAATGGTTTTTATCAGGTCAAACATCCACTCGGCAGCAGTTAGGTCTTCAGCAGTTCCCCACTTGTTGCCTCTCTGAATCGCTGCTTCGGGTTTTAGAACATGAGGTTTCTTTGCTGGCTTGTCAGAGGATTCGTCAGAATTCTCGGACGTAGATCTTTTAATATTGTCTTTTGTTAGTTTGTCTTTTGTGGTTAGCAACTTCTGCTTAGGTGCGTTAGCAACTTCCGCTAAGGTTTTCTTAGCAGGTTTAGCTAATGTTTTGCAGAATCCGTTATTTTTAGTTTGCCACTCGGAAATATGGATATTCATACCAACCCTGCGGCCTTCCTGAATCAGTACCTTCTTCCTGATCAGACTGTTTTTTGCTGTCGAGCAATGGGTATGATGCTTCTGAATCATCTCCTCTAGCTGCTCGTTGCTGATCCAGTCCATTTTCTTGTTGTATCCATACGTTTTGCGCCATACGGCCATCAGGATGCACAGCTCAGTCTCCGGCAAACCAGAACACATCACGGCATCCAGAAGTTCATTTGCCAGGCGCGTATAGCCATCATCGAGATCTGCCACGCGCGGCTCCTTAGGTGCCACGTCAGGCACAGGAAAATTGATTACTTTGGCAGTGTTTGCCATAATTACTCCTGTGAATTGATCCAGTTAATTCCACCAGAAAGCCGTTGGTGTTCGAGCACCGCGGCTTTCGCCTTTTTAGTTGCTGCCATTTTCAGTCCCACCCCAGCGCATCCGGCCTGGCTCGTTCAGCCTTTAGCCCGGCATCAGCGAGAATCTCTACAGCTGTGAGATAGTTTCTGGATACCAGTACCGCTTCCGGTGGCGCGGCCTGAATCCCAAGAAAAGCCAGCTCTTTCGCCATGTTGCAGAAATATCCCTCAGCTTTACGCCTGCTGACTGTCGACTCGCTGATGCCCATATGCTCGGCGTATGATTTCTGCCCTACTGATGCAAGCCGGTTGAGCAGGACGCTCTCTATCTCAATCGGGTTGATTTCTGGTGGGTCTAACTTTCGTGCAATTGCGTTCTCCATGGGTAAATATCCTCTATGGTTATTTGGCTGATGCCTCTTGGCTTGGTAAGCCATCGGTTGGGTTTGGGTATGCTGCTGGGTCAATCTCGTGAGGAGTGACTTTCCATTCAAGAATTTCACATAACGGCAGGATGCGACGGGGAGGAATTACTCCTTTTCTCAGCCACTTGCCTACAGCTTGAGACGAGATACCAAAATGTTCGCCGATGCTCATTTGAGTCATGTGGTTACTGATTTTGATTTTTAATTGGTTGTCCATTTGGCTCTCCAGTTCTACGAGTTGGTAGCTGGAGATTATCACGTAAAACTTTAGGTTCCAACAAAAATCAATCTAATAGTTCCAATGAATAAAGAAACTGAAGGTTGTAAAATGTGAATATGAACAAAAATCTTCATCCCATTTTCGCCAAGCGTATCCAGCAAGTTCTGGATGAGAACGGCTGGTCTATGGCTGACCTCTCACGGCGCGTAATGCTTTCTCACACATCTGTGAGAAAGTGGGCCTCTGGCACGTCTGTAGCCAGCGGAGAGCGCTTGAAAAGGTTATCGGCGGTGACCGGAAGGCCTGAATATTGGTTCTTCATGGAGCCAGGGGATGAAAGTGAAGGCGAAAGGGCTGAACCTAAACCCAGAGTCCTTGATGAAAAAGAAGAAACATTGCTTTCTCTTTTCAATCAACTCCCGGAAGCAGAGAAACTGCGTGTTATCCTCCATACAAAAGCAGTCCTCCAAGAGATGGATCTGCTGAAGAACAACGTTTTTGATCTAATTAACGACCTCAAAAAATAGAACCAAAGAACTCATCCATACAGGTAGCACCTCTTTAGGTGCTATTTTTATGCTCCAAGATAGAACTTTTAGTTGCACTTTTTGCTTTACAAATCGAACCTTTGGTTTTATCGTTAGTTTCATCGACAACAAGCGCATCGTTGTCAGGTGTAAAACGTTCCGCTGGCCGGCGATAAGGCAAACGAGGGTGAGAATGATTGATTTCGCACGTAGACCAGCTCGACAGCAGGCTGTCCCGCTCAACCGGATTGAGGTTTTAATCCGCCGCCTCTGCTACCTGCTGGCGCAGAAAGGAGATCCGGATGCTTAAACAATGCGGTTACTGCCGCAAATCCATTGATGAAGGCAAAGAAGTAAAAAACACACTTCTCTATCGCAACGGCTCGCAACTGGCGAGCAAAGAAAAGGAATATTGTTCCAGGCAGTGTGCTGAATACGACCAGATGGCGCACGAAAGTTAAATAGTAGATCCGAAATATGAAATGAAAAATTCGCCATTAATTTGGCGTGGCTTCATACACCCTGAATTTAAGACTGGAGAAATTATGGAAATCGTAAAAATCGAAATGAACCTGAAAGCAGTTAATAAGAGCATTGCTTTATTCAATTGCGAAAATCTCGACGGTGGATATGTACTCGGAAAGTTCGACAGTCCTCATTGTGCTGTAAAAGCCATTTCGCTGCTCACAGTCAAGGTAAGTGATGGAGAACAAGCAGGGTTTGGTAATTACCGAAGTTACAAGCTTGATTACTCAGAAAAATTTTATCAGACCATCCATTAAGAAAACGCCCACCGAAGCGGGCGTGCCCTGTCCGGTCCAACCGACCAAAGCGAACCGGACCTAACAACCAGATATATCGGGGTGCTGTTAAGGCACCTCCATTCTACACGAATTGAGGACAAAACAATGAGTGGAACTAATCCTGTATTTTTAGTCCGCAAAGCAAAGAAATCATCAGGCCAGAAAGACGCTGTACTCTGGTGCAGTGATGATTTTGAAGCGGCAAATGCAACACTGGATTATCTTCTGATTAAATCCGGTGCGAAGCTGAAAGATTATTTCAAAGCTGTCGCTACTAATTTCCCTGTCGTTAACGAGCTGCCGCCGGAAGGCGAACTGAGCCTCACTTTCTGCGATTACTATCAACTCGCTAAAGACAATATGACCTGGACGCAAATCCCCGGCGTCACCCTGCCATCATCTGAAGCCGCCGCCGCGGCGCGCCAGCATATCGTCGATGGTGTTGATACCGAAACAGGCGAAGTG